CACCGCAAAAAAACAAGGACAATCCGGAAAATTTCACATTGACAGACATTGAACTGGATCCCCAAACAAAACAGACTCCAACAACAAATGAAAGATTCGCTGTTCGAAAAGATATAATCGACCCGATCACAGGAAAGAGGAAGCGTCGTTACGTATCTATTTTAGAGTCCAATGAAAAAAAGGGAGAGACAGTTTACAGGGCATCCGACGTTGAAACATTGGAAGAGTTTATCAAGACACTCAAATAAGAAGATTTCTCCTCAGGTGGTGTCTAATTAGTTAGGAGTATACTGACAAATTGCCTCAGGTAATGGTAAAAGGAACGGAACATGGTTAGCCAAATTTTTAACTTTCCAGGCTTCTTCGATAGAGAAATCGATCTAACAGCCCAGATTCAGGAGCCAGTAGGCGTTCCAGCTGGTGTAATTGGTGGTGCCGAACGTGGTCCGGCATTCGTCCCATTCACTGTTGGATCATTTGCTGATTTCCGAACTCGCTTCGGCGATCTAAATCCAAGATATGCTGCGCCATACGCAGTCGATAGATTCCTGGAAAACAGGACAGCACTTACCTTCATCAGAATTCTTGGTGCGGGTGCCAATGAGACGTCAAGTGATATCGAGACAACTCGTTTGCAAGGAACAGTCAAAAATGCTGGATTCCGTCTAAGTGGAACTCTCAGTTCCGTTAACCCAGCTACTACTAATGGTGCTGTTCAATTCCTCGTCGCTCGCCACGTTGTTACTGCTTCAGAAGCACTCGGAATGCCGATGTTTTCTGACAATAATTCACTTCTTACCTCGGGTTCGAACGACGAGGTTTACCTTACTCGTGGTGTTATTTTCGCTGCGTCAGGTACTCGAATTCAAATTCTAAATGGAGATGACAGCAACGAGCAGTACAGCAGCTTTGTTGATGACGTTGCAACTGTAAACTCTGCAAGCAGAGAATTCAAAATTGTTATTTCTTCATCGGCTGGTGCGTCGTTTGGCAATGACGACGGATTCCCTGGCGTTAGAATTCTAACCGCTTCTCTGAATCCAAGTTCTGATAACTACTTTGCCAAGCTGATGAATACTGATCCAGAAAGGTTCAGCGACGAAAAACATGTGGTCTATGCTGATTATGCAGTCGATGCCGAACTCGCAAATGTTGGCACTGGAAGCGGCGATGTTGCTATTGCAAGCGGTAGCATTAACACTTCTTCTACTTCTGGCAACACCTCTCTTCCATTCCTAGAGGCGTTCGGTCGTTTTGACACCAGATTCACAACTCCAAAAACACCTTGGTTTATCTCGCAACCATATGGCAAAACTGAGTATGACCTCTTTTACATTGAAGCTGTTGATGATGGCGCATACGCAAATCAGCGTTTCAAGATTTCTATCACCAATCTTCTCAAGTCTTCAAATGTTCGTGATAAACACGGAACTTTCACACTTGTTGTAAGAACATTTGATGATACAGATGCCGAACCACAGATTCTTGAGCAGTTCAACAACCTTTCTCTTGATCCGGATTCGGACAACTACATTGCTAAGGTTATTGGAGATAAGCGTGCTCGCTTCAACTTTGACGCTGAAGCTGAAGAAGATCGTCGCCTTCTCACCACTGGCAAGTTTGAAAACAGAAGCCGATACATTCGAGTATTTGTTTCTGACCAGGTAGCACAAAAGAAGATTCCTGAAGATGCTGTTCCATTCGGCTTCCGAGGAACTGCTCCATTGAGCACCAACTCACTTCTTTCTGATACTGCTGGGTCGGCGGCCCTAGCAAGACTTGCTTTGTCGGGTGCAACTGATCCACGTCTTGCGTGGTCTATAGTACCTCCTCTTCCATACCGTTATAAGGTAACAAGAGGAAATGCAGCAACCAATCCGGGTTTCGAAGGTGCTCCAGGAGCAACCGAATTAACTGATGCACGTTATTTTTGGGGGGTCAAGACTTCTAGAAACACCAACGCACTGAATCCAAACATTGTCAATCTTCCAAACCAGTTGGTCAACAGCTACACTAAGTTTGCAGGTATTGAAAAACTTGATGTACTTGTTACAGGTTCAGCTAAAGATGATTTCAACAACAATAAGTTTACGCTTGCTCGTGTTGCGCTAGGAAATGCATCACTCAATGATGTTACATCATCAGCCGCAATCCACATGAAAGAAGCTGCTTATCTTCGTAACAGAACGCCAGATGGGTTCGAATACAAGATAACTGATGAAATTTCTGGTCTGGATAGAATTACATTTGCCACCCTTTACCAAAAGGGCACGTCTGCTGCCGACTTCAACAAGTTCACCAACTTTGCAAAGTTTACCTCTATTCTATATGGTGGTTTCGATGGCGTCAACATTCTTGATAAGAATGCAGCTACATTTAATGACCGTTCCACTTCAACAGAAACTGCTGGAAGCGAGGTTGGAAATGCAGCATCTACTTTCACTTCACCTGGACTTAACGAGAACGTAAACGGATTTGGTACTTCAAACCAGACTGTTTTCGCTTATCGAAGAGCTTCAGAGATTATCACTGATGCAATCGCATCTAACATCAATCTGCTTACTATTCCAGGTCAGCGTGATCCGTTGGTCACAGACTTTGCTGCTGATGAAGTTCGTGACTTTGGTCTTGCTTTCTATGCCATGGATTTACCAGCATATGACTCTGATGGTAACAGAATTTGGGACAATCAAACTTCAAGATTTATCGACATCGAACAGACTGCAAATAACTTTGAGCAGCGTGCTCTTGACAATGAGTTTGCAGGTGCTTACTTCCCAGATTTCGTACTTGAGGATGATGTAAACAGGCGCAGAGTAACCGTTCCAGCTTCTGTTGGAGCACTTGCAGCACTTGGATTCAATGACCGTGTTGCTTATCCTTGGTTCGCACCAGCAGGCTTCAACAGAGCAGCTCTTGATTTTGTACAGCTTACAAAGACAAGAATTAAGCAACCAGAACGTGAACGTCTTTTTGACATTCACATTAACCCAATCGTCAAATTCCCTGGCGAATCTGGTTTCGTAATCTTCGCACAAAACACGCTTGAACAAGCCGAGTCTGCGCTCGGCAGTATCAATGTTGTTCGAATGTTGAATGAACTCAAGCGCAGGATAATCGAGATTGGCAACCGAGCAATCTTCGAACAGATTACTCCGGAAATTTACACTGAACTTGATAGGAGATTCCGCAGCGTTCTTAACCTCATTTCGGCTCGTGCTGGTATTGAGAGATTTGATGTCATCGTTGATGGCAGAAACAATACAAACCTTGATCGTGAGAACAATAGAGTCAATGCTCGAATTGTGCTCGTTCCAACGAGGGCGGTTGAGTTCATTGCAATTGACTTCATCATTACTAGAAGCGGCGTGTCGTTCGATGCCGTATAAGATGAGCCAGGCAAATAGTTACATAGAAAGATTAGTCGACTAATCGGAGAGAATTCATGACTCAAATTAATTTCAAAAGTGCAGGAGTTTCAGCCAGGGTTATCAACCTTACTGGCCCAACAGCAATTCAACCTGTTGGAATCCCAGCTGGTGTGATCGGAACTGCTGTAAAGGGACCTGCATTTGTTCCTGTAACTTTTGCAACAACGCAGGACTTTACGGTTGTATTCGGACTTCCAGAAGACAACAAGGCAAATGGACCACTTGCTGTGGGCGAGTGGCTTCGTAATAGACAAGCAGCAACTTACCTTAGGGTTCTTGGTGCTGGTCAAGCCAAGAGAAGAGAACAATCTGGAGAGAATCAGGGTAAAGTTCAGGGTGCAGGTTTTGTTGTTGGTGACGAACAGCCACAAGCTGGTGGAGCATTGGATAACAACATGTACGCCAATGAAGGGGGACCTCTAGGGCGTTTGTATTTCCTAAACACCTTTATGTCAGAAGCAAACGGTTCGGGTTTTCTTACTGACGCTGGTCTCCCTGGTGAGGGAACGCCAATCGTTAGGGCAGTTCTTTTAGCTGCTTCCGGTGTTATCATCACCCTTTCTTCGTCACTTTCTGCATCGACAATGGTTCCAGGAGCAGCTCCAGCGTCAAACCTTGTTGCCACAGAAGAAAATAAGAGCGGTTCATTCCTAGGCTCCGTCAACCTCTCCGGCGGCAGACAGGAATTTGTGATGTTCTTGAATGGTCACAAGGGAACTGATCCTCTATTTCCCAATGTCATTACTGCATCTTTTGATGTTGACGCACCAAATTACCTTGGCAGTGCCCTTAACACCGATCCTTTCAACCTTGAAAAGGCAGGTTACTTGCTTTATGCCGATTACTCGGTTCATCCAAACCTTGCAACCGTTACTGGTTCTTCTGTGGTCGATACCACTACTGATGAAGTTGTAGGTGGAGGTTTGGCAGCTGGATTTGAACCAATCGCATTCTTGGCAACTGGTTCATTGTCTCGAAACTCCGGCTCAACCGTAGTACCAAGTTATGAAAACTGGGAAGATAGATACACTACGCCAAAATCACCTTGGATTGTTTCACAGAGGCTTGGCGGCAAGCCAAGAAATCTCTTCAGAATTCATCTTTTGGATGACGGTGCTTGGGGCAACGATCAGGTCAAATGGTCTGTTGAAAACATTGTTCCGGCAATCAATGATGTAAACCCTTATGGAACTTTCGACCTTCTCATCCGTCGTTTCAACGACATCGATAAGAAACGTGAGGCAACTGAGGCTTGGAGAGGGCTTTCACTCAATCCAAGCTCCGACAATTACATTGCTAGAGTGATTGGTGACCTCAACACCTTCTACAACTTTGATGCTGCCGAAGGTAACCAGAAGATTCAAACTACTGGCGAGTATCCAAACCAGTCCAAGGTTATCAGAGTAGAAGTCTCGCCAGACGTTGAAAACGTTGAGTTGGATGCTTCGGCTCTTCCGCTTGGTTTCAGAGGAATTCCACACTTGGTAACCTCGGGAACTGCACCATTGGCTCCATTAGGCGAAGCACTTGCAGACAGCGTTCTTATTACTGGCTCTTCTGATCCAGCTCACAATGTCGTACAGATGCCAGTTCAGTTCCGCAGAAGCCTTAACCTTGGTTCGGTTACCAGCCGTCGTGTAGACAAGGGCCTCTATTGGGGTATTCAGTTTACTCGTCAGCTTTCAGTTGAAGAGCCAAACTCAACAACCGAGCCAGAAAGAACTATTGCCAACTTCACCAAGTTCTTCCCTAAGCATCAGACTGATTGGTTGAATGTTGTCGTCAGCGACAATGAAGGAGTGGCAGATGCGGCAGAAACCGGTATTCTTGATGCGGATAGGTTCAATAACAACCTATTCTCTCTTGAGAACATCAGGATCGTAAGAGATCCGATCACGAATCTTGCTGACACTACCCAGCTTGTAAGTTGGAGTTATGTAAGAGCCGGAAACGTAGCTACCTCTGGTTCGGTTAGAGCATTGACAGCTGACGATTTGTCGGATTCATCTGTAAGGCAGGTTGCTAAGTTCAGCGGAATTATCCAGGGCGGATTTGATGGTGTTAGAATCTTTGATGAAGACACTGCCAATCTTACCAACCTCGCAATTATCGAAGAAATGGACAACACAAACAGGGGAGTGTCGAATGGTCCTACCGTAAAGGCTTATGATACCGCTTTGGATATCATTGCCGACGAC